CGGTGCCCTTGATCCAGCGCTGCGTGCCGTCTTCGGCCTTGACGGGGACCTTGGGGATCAGGTTTCCGCCACCGATGTCGTCCCAGTCGAGCCGGACGATGGTGACGGGCTGTCCGATGGTCAGGGCGGGGCGATCTTTCCATTTGCGGACGGCCCGGGTCATGACGGTCTCGAATCCGACCGGGTAGAGCATCTTGTCGAAGGTGGTCTCGAACATGGCGGGTTCTCCTTCTGGGTCAGATGAGCTGAAAGCGCTTGACGATCTTGATCTCGAACTTGCCCTGCGGGGTGACGCCGATGATGCGGTAGGCGTAGAGGGCCTGGCCGGTCTTCGCGTCCCGGGCGGTGAGCAGCATCTCGGTCTCCTTCGTCGTGTCCTTACCTTCTAGTACCTACCTTACTCCTTCCCGAAGGGAAATAAAGGGTTCTCCAGGAGGAAGTTCCAGAAGTCTCGGAGGCGCCCATGACCACCAGCCTCACCGGCATCGAAGACGAACTACGCCTCCTCAAACTGGAAGAACTCCGCCAGCTCAAACTGGAAGAACAACGCCAGGAAGCCATCCGCCACTCCCAGATGGACGTGTTCGGCATCCTCGGCTACGAACCCTCAGAACGCCAGGCCGAGTTCCACAACGCCACCGAACAGGACGTCCTCTACGGAGGAGCAGCCGGAGGCGGCAAGTCCTACGCCATCGTCATGGAAGCCTTCAAATCGGCAATCCGACACCCCGGCATCCGCATCCTCATCATGCGCCGCACCTTCGACGAGTTGGCCGAGTCAATCTTCCCCGTCCTCGCCAAGCACCGCTACGGCCTGAAGCTCGGAGCCCGCTGGAATGGGTCAGAGAAAGAACTCCGCTTCTCCAACGGCTCCATCCTCCGCTGCCGCTACCTGGAGACCGCAGCCGACGCCTCCCGGCGCCAAGGCGGCCAATACCAGCTTCTGCTCGTCGATGAAGCCACGCTGATGCCACCCGGCGCCGTTGAGGTCATCAAATTCGAGCGCCTGCGCTCCGGAGAGGACGGCGTCCCGGTTCTCGGTACCCGCATGTCCTGCAACCCCGGTGGACCCTCCCACGGCGCCGTGAAGACCCGCTACATCAAGCCCACCAACTACGGGCAGGACGTCTACACCGACGACAACGGCATCACCGTCCGCTTCATCCCCGCCAAAGCCACCGACAACCCCCACCTCGACGCCGGGTACTTTCGCAACCTTGACGCCATCCCGGACCCGGACCGGCGTGCCGCCATGCGTGACGGTGACTGGGATCGTTTCGCCGGGATGCTGTTCTCGGAGTTCAACCGGGAACGCCATACCATCCCGCCGATCCAGCTGCCTTCAGAGTGGCGCCGGTATGAGGGTGTCGACTGGGGCTATGCCGCACCGTGGGCTGTCGTGTTCGGTGTTGAGGACCCCGATGGCCGTGTGTGGATCGAACGGGAACTGTATGAGGCGGGGGTCGGTGAGGCCGAACAGGCGCGCCGCATCCTCGCCGCTGAGGACGGACTCCGCCCAGCCGCCCGGTTCGCCGACGACGCCATGTGGGCCGTCATGGGCGACGCCAAACCCATGGCGACCGTGTATGCGGAAAACGGCTGCCTCCTAGAGAAAGCCTCCAAAGGCCCAGGCTCCCGCATCGCCGGATGGCAGCGCATCCACTCCTTCCTCCAGGAAGCCCCCGCCTGCTACCTGCACCGGGACATGGGCTGGACGACATGCCCCCGCATCCACATCTTCACGACGTGCGCCAACCTGCTCCGGGAACTCGTAGACCTCCCCTACGCCACCCGGGGCAACGTCGAGGACGCCGACACCAACGCCAGCGACCACGCCGCCGACGCCCTCAGGTATCTGCTGCTGAACGTCGCCAACGTCCCCCGGTTCCATTTCCCCACGGAAGACCCAGAGGGGAAGCACATCCTGGACCTGCACGCCCGCTCCCCGATACCCACGCGCATCGAAGTCCCGAACATCGGTGGTTTCCCGATCATGACAGGGAGCAGCCCATGGGACTTCTAGAGCGTGTCCGGACAGCGGTAGGCATCACTGAGACGGCAGCCGTCCCGTCGGCCGTTACGGAGGCGGCAGGGGTGGCTCTCGCCCCCCTCACGCAGGCACAGGTGCGCCGCACCGGCTACGAGTACGGCATCCCTCTCGGAACCCAGTCCACGACGATGCAGGTCGCCCGGACTTCTGAGCGCCAGCAGACGATGAACCAGCTGTACCAGGCATACCTGTCGTGCCCATGGGTCGCGAACCCGATCGACGTCATTGCCCGTACGGTGACCGCCGGTGGGTTGCAGATCGTGTCCGATGAGGACGTCCCCGAAGGGGAACAGCCCCCAGAGCCGCCGGAGGTTGTTGAGCTCCGGCGTCTCGTAAGGTTCACCAACCCCTCCGAGGACATGATCCAGCTGCTGCGGAACGTCGTCACAGACCTTCTGCTGTTCGGTGACGCCTACCTGGAGGTCGTGACCCTCCTAGGGCACCCCGTCGCCCTCTACACCCTTGACGCCACGACGATGACTGTCATCGCCGACCAGCACGGGGAAGTCCTCGGCTACTCCCAGGACGTGGATGGGGTCCGGACGGCGAAGTTCGCCCCGGGACAGGTCATCCACATCTCGCTGGATGCCCCCCGGGGTGGTGTCTACGGCGTCAGTCCAGCGCAGAAAGCGCTTCTGCCGGTGACGTCATGGCTGTTCTGGGCGGCGACACTGAAGGAGACGGGCCGGAGGGGTGACCCTCCCCGCCTGCACATCGACCTCAAGCAGTACCAGGACAAGGAAGTCCAGAACTTCCGGGAGATGTACCGGGTGTTCAACCTGGGTCCAAGGGCCGTCGGCGAACCCATCATCACGACAGGTGACGGTATCGCGACGGTCCTGGACTCCCGGAAAGTCACCGACTACCTGGATGCCCTCCGGCAGCTCCGGGATGAGATCATCTCCACCTTCGGGGTGCCGCCGTCCAAGCTCGACATCATCGAGACAGGGAACCTCGGAGGCGGCACCGGAGAAGCCCAGGACAAGACGTTCCGGGTCAACACCATCATCCCGATCGCGAACCTGGTCCTGGAGAAGATGAACTTCCACCTGGTTCAGCAGGGCTTCAACATCCACGGCTGGCACCTGGAATTCAAGGAGATCGACTTCCGGGACAGCTCCATCGTCGAGAACATCCGCAAAGACCGGTTCCTCAATGGCGCCTACACGATCAACCGCTGGCGGGATGAGATTGGTGAACCACCGATCGACGGCGGCGACGTGGCGATCATCGAGACCCGGCGGGGCATTGTCGCCTGGGACGACATGGAAGCCATGTCGAAGGCTTCAGTGGGTTTCAACGCCGCACCACTGATTGCCGCAGGCGTCAACGGCTACGTGCCTGGCATCCCTGATGCGGAGAAGCCGGAGCCTCCCGTGATCGCCCCTCTCGCCAAGGGTGCTATCGCACCCCCCAGTGCTGGGAAGCCAACCGCCAACAAACCTCCCGGGGCAGTCCCTGGTGGGGCAAATGATGCTGCACAGGGGAAGGCTCCAAAGGAGGATGCGTTCCCGGACGACAACCGGCGTCTTGCGGAGGCGTGGCAGCACGCCCGCAACGCCGAGTACCGGGCACGCCGCAAGCAGGCCCTGAAGGAACTTCCCTCCGGAAGGGGTGACTCGTGGGCGAACTGATGACCGACGCCGAGCATGAACTCATGGACGTGCTCGGTGGGGTCTACGGGAAGTTCGTCGACATGATGGTCCCCGGACCGGCGCGTGACGGCGACCTGGCTGAGGTGGCGTTCCACGTCCACGGCTTGCAGCGGATGATCCTGGCGCAGGCGGCTGCTCGCGCCTACCCGGAGCGGTATCGGCTGAGGGGTGGTGGCTGGTGACTGTCGGTGTCCCGGACGAGCGGCATCTGCCGTTCACGTCCCTCACCCTGGTGAAGATCTGCATCGGCTGTGGCGCGCCTTCGGAGTTTCTTCGTATCGCCAACGGCTACCCGATCGGGCAGTGCGCCGACTGCGCAACGCAGTGGCTGGAGCTGTATTGGGATGCCACCGGCAACGGCCTGTCCGGAAACGCCAAAAGCATGATCGAACAGCTCCGGCTGTTCGGCTAGGAGGAACAACATCCGTGAACGTCCGAGCCAAGTTCACCTGCATCTCCGAAACCCACCGCCGGTGGAGCGTCAACAGTGACCCCTCACGCTCCTACGAGTTCCAGGCCGTCTACGACCAGGACACCCCCGAGGATCAGCGGTTCGCCAAGGCAACCCCCACCGGAAGCCTTCAGATAGGGGTCGACAACCCGGCCGTCGTGTTCGAACCCGGCAGGTCCTACTACCTCGACTTCACCCCCGTCGACCCAGCCGGATGAAAGTCGTTGTCGTGTCCGGGGAACGCCAGGTGAGTATCAGCGCCAAAGGGAACTCCCCAAAGATGCTGCGGGAGATGGAAGCCACAGCCAACCGGCTCCTCAAAGCCGGACCCGAACCAGCGAAGCCGCAGGCGTTCGGGTTCTCCTGCGTCTCGGAGACGCAGATAGCCGCAGAGGAGGGCTGATGGCCGATGTCCTATCCGACGACGGCAGCGGATGTGCTGCCGCTGATCCAGAAGCAGATTGGGTAGTCGTCACAGACCTCCCCGACATGCGTGACGTGGCGCTGGGGGACCTGGCGCTTCAGGCGGCATCCGGGGAGGTCCTCACCGCCGACACCCTGCAACGTATC